CTGCGTGAACGGTACGAAAAAGCGGGCTACCTGGAAACTGAGAATGGCAGCGAGAAGAATGAAGCCATTTTGATGGTTGGTTATCAGGGCAGCTTGTTTTGCATCTGGTACAACTTTCAGGTTGATGAGTATGCTGAAGACTACGCCGCCATTGGTGCAGGGATGGATGTTGCGCTGGGGGCACTATGGGTCATTGATGAATACATCTACGATTCGGACGGGATGGAACGTGTTCACTTTGCCCTGGAAGCCTGTGAGCATCATAGCCCCTGGGTGAGACGGCCGTTTACGATTATGAAGGTTTCTGATGCAATTGTTGAATGCGACTCAAGTGCTGAGAAATTTGATATTTATGAATGGTCAGATATGTGGAAGCGAGATGCGAATAGATGGTGTGTCGATCATGGTGATGTAATAGATGTTCGTCTCGCTAATGCTCTATTGCGAGCTTCACATGTTGCAGATTACAAGTATGAAGTAATTGATGGGGAGTACACTAGGGTTGAGAATTCTCCGCATGCGTACCATGTGTTGGGGGCACCACGTTCAATGGAGTTTCTACCTAGTTTTCAGAACGCACTTCCCCTAATTGCGGCAGGCGACATAAAGATACGCAATGTAGGCGCTAAATCCCAACAGCTTATTACAAAAGCATTGCGCCGAGAGGGCTTGAAAGATGCTGAATAAATTATCGGAGCTGGTTGTGGCCAGTATGGAAGAGACAGAGGCGAATCGTAAGCGATTTCGCCAAGGTGAGACAACCGACAATGCCAATTATCTTGCCCTTGTTTCTTTTGTCTTTAATAGATTCGCCGACGCGCCAACTGTAAGCCCTGACTTGAAGGGTTAGGTTGTTGTGGGTACCAATGCCTCCTTTGCTCACGTAAAAGCGGCAGGCGGGGCAATTGACTGGAACACCGCCTGATGCTACCCGCAGTTGGCGCACATTTTACAAACGGCCGTTCCCTAACCAGGAACGGCCGTTTTCCCGCATTGACACGCGTGTGCAAATAGATTATACTAATTAAAATTCAGTAAAACCCTATACAGACACACAAAGGAGTGAAAAATGTTAGCAAGTGATTTATCAGCCTACCCAGGCACAATAACAATCAAAGAAGGCAATTATTTCATTGCTGTGCGAGAAGATGAGGACGGTAATGAGTATTACGACACGAATACGATGGCTTCCAGCATGGAAGAGTTTCGGCGTTTCGAGCGTTCCATCCGTACAGATATTGGGGATGAATGGCTAGAAGGCAACCCGACTGTTCGCGTTGACGAGATTTCTGTTAGCAGGGTTAAGTCGCACAGCCCATAAGTCAATCAGATTTGCAAGAGAAAAATTAAGCACCCATCTTGAGATGGGTGCTTTTTATTTTAGTACCTGACTAGGTATACCGGCGAACGGCAAAGCGTAGGCGGGGTGCCAAATAGCTTGCCCTGGTGTGGGCAGTCCAAAGGGGTTGAAGGACTACCCGTTTCCTTTCTTGGTTGACACGAAAATGGCAAAACAGTAGAATTAAGTCAAATTTAATCAGATTATATCGCCCCTCTTTGTGAAACAGCGGCGCATCTGCCTAGCGGATGCGCCGTTTTTTATTTATCCGAACAGCGGCTCACGTGCTCAACAGGCATGTGAGCCGCTTTTTATGTTTTTGGCGAGGTTCCCATTATGGACATTACAGAAGGAACGGCAGACACGGCCGTCATCGAAGCAGAAACCCCAGAAGTAACCGAAGCCGCAGATCAAGACGCCCCGGCTGAAGAAACAGCACCTGACGCCGAAACCAAAGCGGAAACGGCCGTTGCTGATGAGGCGCAGCCGGAAACGAACCGTCAGATGGGCGGTCCCGTGAAAGGGACAATCCCGCTGATTGGGAAAGACGGTCCTGAGATTCTTGTCAAAGATGGCAGGGTTATTCCGCCCACCAGCGCCGCAATCACCATCCCCACCCCCGCCGAAGAAGCCAAAGAGCTTTCATACAACCAGATTTCCCACGAAGTAGAGATGGTAGTTAACCACATGCTGGAACAGCATTTCTACGAAACGCCAGCAGAGGAACGCCGCTTCAACCGCTGGCCTTCGGAAATATGGGTCTATGACGGCTACGCCATCGCCAAGATCGCCCTCCAGTATTTCCGCGCCGACTTCACCCTCACCGACAACAGCATTGTGATGAAACCCGCCGCCGAATGGCCAGAAGTCGAAAAGACCTTCACCGAAATGAAGCGGCTGGAAAACACAGTCGTCACCAAAGGTGACGAGGTAAAGGCGATGGGGCAAGGCATGATTGGCGGTTACCTGGTGAAGTTCAGCGACGCCAACACGCCAGACCTTGAAGGCGACTACTTTGACACCGCCACCGACTTTGGCCCACACCGCAAATCCATTGTGTATTACGGGCACGGCCTGGATGAGGTGCTGGGGCTGAAACGGCTGGGTGACCGCTTTGGCCTGGCTGAAATCAAGATCGATAGCGTAGGCGTTTGGCTCCAGCATCAGCTGGACATGGCCGACGAGTACGAAAAAGCGATCTATGGCCTGGTGGGACAGAAGAAGCTCGGCTTCTCGTCTGGCACTGCTGCCCACCTGGTACGCCGGACGCCAACCGGAAAATCTTACCATATTGATTCCTGGCCATTGGGTGTAGACGCCAGTCTCACTCCCCAGCCTGCGGCTGGCCCAGGCCATACCCAAGTTATCCCTTTGAAATCGTTTGTGCAGGAAGCGCAACAACTGCCCAGCCTAAAGGCGCTGTTACAGGAGCTGCCCAGCTCAACAGCCGCGACGGCAACGGCCGATCCCGACGCTGCCCCTGTGAAAGATTCAATTCTTACCAATGAGGAACTTAACATGACACCTGAAGAACTGAAGCAAATTGTGAACGAGGCAGTTCAAACGGCCGTTGCGCCTATACAGCAAGAACTCACTGATGTAAAGGCCAAACTTGCCGCTGAACCTGCCACCAACGACCCTGGCCACGATGTCCCCAGCGACGGCCAGAAATCATTCGACGTGATGTACAACCTGCGCTACGGCGGCAAAACCGACGACGAAACCAAAGGCTTGGTTTTGAACGAGGTAACCGGCGGCAACTACAAGCAGTTCGTCTGGGACCAAAACCAGGCGTTTGCCAAGTACATGCGCGGCGGCACGGAAATGATGGAAGTGGCCGAGAAGAAACTGCTCAAGCAGCAGGTCTTTGCCCCCACCTATATCATGAAGGCGCTGAAAGAGGGCGGGCTAGACATGCACACCCTTAAAGACACGATGGTCGAAGCCCAGGGCAGCCTGGGCGGGTTCGCTATGCCCCCGAACATGCAAGAGAACGTCGCCGTCCGTTTGCCTGGCCTGACGGCCGTTCGTGGCAACGGTGCCCGCGTCATCACCCTGATCCGGGGCAACTCCACCGAGGTTCCTGTTTACGCGGGCGGCAATGACCGCTATCGCGGCAACATTCGCGGCCAGTGGGGCAGCGAAACCCAATCCCCCACCGAGCAAAACGCCACCCTGGAAATGGAAACGGTTACGGCCGACATCTACACCTACAAAATCCCCATGAGCACCTCTCTGGCAGAGGACGCCATGAACCTGGTTTCGTTGGTGGAAGATGACATTGTGGTGACGGTAGCCATTGACGAGGACGAGGTGTTTCTGGTAGGCGACGGCGCTGGCAAGCCGCTTGGCTGGCTGCCCAGCGGGACGAACGGCCTTTCCCTGGCCGAAACCACCGTCTCCACCACCTTCACCGCCGCTTCCATCAAGGCTCTGCGTCGCAAGCTGGCCAGCCAGTACCGCGCCCGCGCCGGGTTCGTAGCCAATTCCGATTCCTACGGCCTCATCGAAGCCCTGACCACATCCGGCACTGGCTCCGACTACGCTTTCCCCAGCCTGAGCGAAGACGGCCGTTTGCTACGCTCCCCCGCTCTGGAAAGTGAAGCCATGCCTGACGTGGCCACCAACGCCTACCCCATGCTGTACGCCGACCAGAGCGGCTACTTCATCGTGGAGCGGGCGGGCCTGACGGTGATGCGGATGCAAGACAGTGGCACCGGGATCAACAAGATTGAGCTGCACGTGCGCAAGCGCGTTGGTGGCCGTCCGGTTGAAATCTGGAAAGCGGCTGCGCTGAAAATCACCTCCTAATCCCACACGGCAAACTGATTGATTAACAGGCGGGGCGTAACGGCCCCGCCTTATCGCACGGAGAACACATCATGACAAATTTAATCTCTATCGGTGAAGACCTCTACTTCCAGACCCTTGAAGCGGGCTTGACGGGTTTGGCTACGGCCAAATACCCGACCTCTGGCAACTTCATTGACGTAAGCGACATGGAACGCTTTGCCTTCTACGTGGCTTTGGACGTGATTGCCGACGCCGCCGATCTGAAGGTGCAGCAGGCCACCGCCGCTAACGGCACGCCCAAAGACGTGACCGGCGCGGCCAAGACCGACATTCTGGACACCAATGACCAGAAGCAGGTGCTGATTGAGGTGCAGACCAGCAAATTGGACATCAACAACGATTACCACTTTGTGACCCTGGACGTAAGCGGCATTTCTGGCACGTCCAACGCCTCCATCATCTTCATTGGCGTTCCTAAGAGCAAGCCGGTAACGCAACACGCTGACCTGCTTGAGCACGTCATTGTAGCTGGCTAATCATGACCTACATTACGGTAGAGGAATTGCAGCGGGAGTTGGGTGTTCATGATGACACCATTGACGAAATCGCCTTTGAGGACGTGATCGCCGATGCTCAGGACATTATCGAACGCACCACCCACCGCCGCTTTGAGGTAACGGCCGATGAAACGCGCACCATCGACTATGGCGATGACACCATTCGCGGCCGTTCCCTCTTTCTACCGTATGACCTGTGCCGGATCACCTCCATTACCAATGGCGACGGAACGGCCGTTACCCCCAGCCAGTACGTCACTACCCCCCGCCTGCGCAGTGTAGACGGCTCTATCGTCTCGCTGCCCAGCGTGGCCGATGCCTGGCCCTGGTACGAGATTGTGCTGCTGCATAGCAGTGACGTGGCCTGGACTTACGTCACCGACAAGGAAGCGGCTATCTCCATCACCGGGCGCTGGGGCTTTTCCACGACGCCCCCAGCCACCATCAAGCGGGCCTGTGCGCGTTTGGCGGCCTGGCTGTACACCCAGCGGGATGACCTGCGCGACCGGGCCGAGACGGCCGTTTCTGAAAATGGGGTCATGCTGCTGATGAGTGACCTACCCACGGACGTTCAGCGGCGGCTGATGCCCTTTGTGAGGCTGTAATGGCTGACTTACTAGACGCTGCCAACGCTATCAGCGATACCAACATCGTCATGCCCGGCGAGAACGGTGTAACCATCTCTGGCTGGCGTATGGACGAGACGCGCAATCTGGTAATTGCCGACAGTCTCCCGGTGCGGCTTATGCTGCCACCGGGCGCGGATGGGGGATCGGCCGTGCAGGATTATCAGCAGGTCACGTTTCAGTACGCCACGGTGGTGTGGCGGCTCACCGAGATCATGCTTTACCAAACCATCAACCGGGGCGGCGGGGTGAGGAACATCTGGTCGTACCTGACACAGTA